GCTGACCCCTTTATGCTTTACAAAGGAAATATTGAATCCTTTGCCATAAATGAAAACACAAACTCAAGCATTGTTAATCTAACAGTAGTTTCTCATTGGGCTGACTTTGAAAAAAAAAATGGTCGTAAAACAAACAACACATCACAACAAAGATTTTTTAGCACAGATATTGGTATGGATTTTTCATCAGAAACAGTACAAGATGTTAAGTGGGGTAGAGAATAATGTTTAAATGGTTTGAAAAATTACTAATCAAATTAGCAAAGAAAATTTTAAACAAACACGCACCTAAAGGAGAGTTCCTTGCTTATATAAATAAAAGAGAAGAAAAACTTTTAAAACAATATGGTGGTGCTGGATTAGAAGTTAAAAAAACTAAAATTAAATCTTTTTTTTTTACTGCAATAATTTCCGCGGCGATCAGTTATTTTGTAAAAAATAAAGTTGTAGCATTAGTTGCATCTTTAGCAATAGCATGGTTGTTTAGACCAAAAGTTCCTGAGATACCTGATTTTGGACTTAACGAAGCAGATGATTTTGAAACAGGAGTTCTTTTAAACAAACAATCTAACGACGCAAACATTCCTGTAATTTATGGAGAAAGATTAGTTGGTGGTACACGTGTCTTTTTAGATTCTGGTGGTGGTAATACAAACCAATATCTTTATATGGCTATCGTTTTGGCAGAGGGAGAAATAAACTCAATTGAAGAAATAAAAATAGATGATAAGGCTGTTACTTGGTCAGGCTCATTATCACATTCAGTAGAAAGAGAAGTACATAGTTCAGATAGTAATTTTTATAAAGCTGACCCAAATGAAGAAAATTCAAGTGCAGAAAGTTTAATTAGAATAGAGCCACATTTTGGAACTAATGGGCAATCTGCGTCAGGAATATTATCAACATTATCTAACTGGGGAAGTAATCATAGACTAAGAGGCTTATGCTATCTTGCACTTCGTTTTAAATGGAATCAAGACGCATTTACAGGAATACCAAAAGTTCAAGCTAAAATAAAAGGTCGAAAAGTAAGAACTTATAATTCAAGTTTAGTAGAGCAATCTGCATCTTTTCAAACTAATCCAGCTTGGTGCTTATTAGATTATTTAACAAACGCAAGATATGGAAAAGGATTATCAATTAATGAAATAGATTTACAATCTTTTTATGATGCTTCACAAGTTTGCGTAACACAAGTAACACCATATTCTGGTGGTAGTGATATTAACATTTTTGACACAAATGCAATCATAGATACTTCTAAAAAATTATTAGAAAATGTAAGAGAACTTTTAAAAGGTTGTAGAGGCTATCTACCATACACACAAGGTAAATATAATTTAATTATTGAAACAACAGGAAGTGCCTCAATAACACTAACAGAAGATGATATTATTGGTGGTTATACGTTACAAACACCAGCAAAAAATGAAAAATATAATAGAGTTATAGTTAGCTATGTAAATCCAGATCGTAATTATCAAGTTGATGAAGTACAATTTCCACCAATTGATGATAGTGGATTACCTAGTGCAGATCGCCATGCAACTATGAAAGCTGATGATGGTGGATTCTTACTTGAGGGAAGATTTGATTTTGGCAAAGTTGTAACAAATACTTATCAAGCAGAAGAAATGGCAGAAGTAATTTTAAGAAGAACAAGAAATTCTATAAGATTGTCAGTTAATGTTTCTTTTAGTGCTTACGATTTAGCTATTGGAGATATTGTAAATATAACGCATAGTTCAATTGGTTTTAGTGCCAAGCCTTTTAGGGTTTTATCTATAAGATTTAATCGTGATTTTACAATTGGTTTAGATTTAGTAGAACATCAAGACGCACATTATACTTGGGCAACTAAAACACAAGCACCAACAGTACCAGCTACTAATCTTCCTAATCCATTTACTATCCAACCACCAGCTGGGATTACATTATCAGATGATCTTGTTGAATATAATGATGGAACAGTTATTACTCGTTTGTCAGTTTTAGTTTCTGCTTCTCCTGATAAATTTGTTAGTGAATACCAAGTTGAAGTAAAACAATTAACTGATAGAAATGGAAATGCAGTTACAGATAGTTTTAGGACTATTGGTAAAGGTACATCATTTAATTATCAATTACTTAATGTAATAGACAATGCTCAGTATCAAGTTAGATGTAAAGCTATTAATGGTTTGGGAGTTTCAAGTACATTTTTAACAGAAACTAGACAGATTATAGGTCAAACAGCAGTTCCAAGTGATGTAGAAGATTTTGCAATTAATGTAATAGGAAACCAAGCATTATTAAGTTGGACAGCTATAGCTGATCTTGATTTAGATTTTTATACAGTTAGATTTAGCACAGATTTATCTAATCCATCTTGGGCTAACAGTTTTGATCTTGTAACTAGAGTAGGAAGACCAGCAACTAATATTACAGTACCTTTAAAAACAGGCTCGTATCTTATCAAGGCTAATGATAAATTAGGAAACCAATCTGCAAATGAAACTATTATATCAACAAACATAGCCTCTACAGATTTTGTAACACAAACAACAATTAATGAACACACAGCCTTTACAGGAACTAAAACTAATTCTAGTGTTATAACAAGAAATAGTACAAATTTTTTAGGTTTAACTGCAACAGGAACTGTTGGAGATAGTTCAACTACTGTACCCTCAAGTGGTATTTATGAGTTTGCGAATTCTATAGATTTAGGTGCAAAATTTAAAGGACAATTTTCAGCCTCAGTTACACAATTAACAGAAGATGTATCAGAAAATTTTGATAGTGGACGACCAACTGCCTCAACATTATTTGATGATGGACGACCAAACCCTTTTGATGGTACTTCTCCAGCTAAAGCACACACTATATTACAAATTGCAACAAGTGATGATAATTCTACTTTTTCAAATTTTAATCAGTTTGTAACAGGAGAGCATATAGGTCGTTATTTTAAATTTAGAGTTAAACTTACATCAGATGACCAGAAAGCTAGATCGTTAATTAGTAGCTTATCTGTTACTGCAAGTTTATCTAAAAGAACAGAAAGTGGAAATGATATTAGTTCTGGTACAGGTGGCAAAACAGTTACTTATGACTTTGGTTATAAATTAAATCCAGCAATAGGTATCTCTGCTCAATCTATGAATACAGGAGATTTTTATTCAATAACATCTAAATCAACAACACAGTTCACTATTGAATTTTTTAATAGTTCTGGTACAAGTATTGACAGAACCTTTGATTTTATAGCACAAGGAGTAGGACAAGTAATAATTTAATATGACACAAGTATCACAAGTAACATTAGACAACCAAGCATTTAGCACATTTAGAGCAAATCTAAATAACAGTATTAATGCTTTAAACTCACAACATATAGGGTCATCAAGACCAAGTTCTGCTGTAGCTGGAACTATATGGCTAGATAATTCTGCAACAGATACTATCGCTATGAAACTGTTTGATGGCTCAGATGATTTAGAACTATTTTCAATTAACACATCAACCAATGCAATAACACTTCCAAATAATGTCGCTATTACAGAAAGTGACCCAAGTGCTATTCCATTTTCAATAGCTTTAGGATAAAAGGATAAAATATGGCTAATAATTTTTCAGATGCTCAAATAAGTTTAACAGACGCAACTCTTACAGATGTTTATACTGCAAGTAATAAATCACTTGTTATTGCTGGTACTATTTCAAACACTACAACAACTTCAATTTTAGTTAGTTTAAAAAAATATGATAACTCAGCAACTGCTGGAAAATTTATATTTGAGAATGTTCCTTTACCTACAGGCTCATCTATTGAACTTCCTAAAATAGTTTTACAAACAAGTGACAAAATACAGGCTCAAAGCGATAGTTCTAGTGGTAATGCTGATGTTCACTTACAACTTTTAACAGATGTATCGTAATGAGTTATTTGGGCAACGCACCAGCACTAGCTTATACATCATTCTCTAAGCAAGACTTTACTGTATCAGCAACCACATCTTATTCTTTAGACCACCCTGTTGCTAACGCAAATGAGTTAGCATTATTTATTAATTTTGTTCGACAAGAGCCTACAGCTAGTTACTCTGCATCAGGTACTACATTAACACTAACAGAAGCTACATCAGTTGGAGATGATATGTACTGTGTGTTTTTAGGTAAAGCTGTTCAAACTGTAAATCCACCAAACAACTCTGTTAATGAATCACAATTAAATTATCCATT